TTCATAGTCTTACCGTACCTATCCTTTATCTTACCACCGTGTGAATAAGTACCATCTAGGTAGCTTGGGTTTATCTGTATCCCAAAGGCTACCTTGACTTCATCGTCTTGCCATTTTTTCATTATCACTCCTATCTTTTCTACGTTGTGTTCGACTTAACTTTCTCTTCTTAATCCTACGATTCCATCCTACATATCTTTTAGTCACTGTACCTCCCATAATTTAACACCTGGTCTATCCTATGCCTGATCGAACCTACTATCGTGTTCTTATCCTGTATCTCAGCATAAAACTCAGCATCGAGTGCATTTATAGCATAAACGAGAGCACTTTGCAGCTCATCGTTTCTATCTTGCAACTTGTAGATGTGCTCAACACAATCCACAGTTGTATGTCTTGATTTACTCATACAAATCCTCCTTGTTTTAGTATGTGGACTATCACATCGACAGTCCATCCGTTGCCCAACATCTTCTTGCGTTGGGTATTACTTACACCATCCGTATAGTTATCGGGCAGTGTTTGTAGTCGCTCCATCTCTATTGGTAGCAGTGGGCGATACGTTCCCTTATCCACACTAGTCAATACTTTAGGCTCACGATTACCGCCACCCATAGTATTCAGAGTAGGACTCTTACCCGTATCTGAATATACACGCTTGAGTATGTCGTGTCCATTAATGTCTAGTGCAGTGCCAACGTGGTGACACTCTTCATCCTTGTCATACTCTCTGAGTTCACAAGTTCTGACACCAGTCATAGCTTGGTTGCCAAATCCTTTGTAATCTCTAGCCAATAGACAAGCAGCCTTATCCACGTTTGTCTGCTTAACAGTTGTGCCTTGGTCAGCCACACTATCACCGTATCCCTCAACAAGTATATCCTTCAAGACTATACCTTTATCATCGGGCTGAGTTATATCCCAGTTAGCCCAGTACAAACGGTATCTGTTTTGTGCTGATACAAGTGACGAGTTTATCGCTACTGGTTCTACACCTAGATACTTGCTGATGATGTCTTGATACTCTTGCTTCATCCTTACATTTTCTAATAAGAATTTAACATTAGGATTGTATCTGCGACACTCCTCCAGGACTCTGAGAAACTCAAAGAATAGTGCTGACCTAGGGTCATCAAAAGCTAATCGCTTACCCGCAAAACTAAATCCTTGACAAGGTGAACCCGCAAGAACTAAGTCTATGTCTGGTAGCAACATCCCGCTTACAAAATTAACATCACCAACACATACAGTATCGGGGTAATTCTTAAGCGTAATCTTTTCGGCCCAAGGGTCTACCTCAGATGCAAAGTATTTGTTGACCTTAATCCCTGATCGTTCAAGGGCTACTTGACCGCAGCTCGAACCATCAAACAGACTTAGCACGTTAATGCCTAGATTGTTATCTTTATCCATATCTTTTCCTTTCCTTAGTTATAAAGAGTAAAGGATACTCGGAACGTGTCCCGAATATCCCTTAGTTTTTACAACTACTTACTCACTAGCTTCTTCCCAACCAACCGTATATCCATACTTTAGGGCATATTTTCTAGCATCTTCCTCAAAAAGAAAATCCATCATTCTATTGCCTTCATCATCTGAACAAATCCATAATAATAATGGTTTAACTTCTATCATTTCATTTTGCATATAACCTCCTTAATGTTTAAAGTAACTTACATTTTTTACACTACTATCCCAGCATTGTCTACAATCACCGCACTCACCATTATTTTCAAAGGCTCTGCAAGTTGCATTATCCTTATCAGTAACAACAGTGCTAGTGTTTGCATACTTTGGTGGTTTACCATCCACAAAACTACCACTTAACCTTATCACTAGATTTTTCGGGATAGGCTTATCGTAATTCTGCACCCAGTTACTCTCTTTAGTTGGCAGCCAGTGTCTTATATTTGGTGTTGCTTGTGCTATCTGCACAATCTTATCCAAATGCTCAACACTTTGTATATCTCCACTATCGTGCCACCTAAAGACACCGCTATCCACTACAGATTTTTGATTATCCATAATGAAAATCATAGCTTTAACCCACAAAGGATTAAAAATACTTTCTAATCTTTTATACATTGCGGGTTTTATGTTTTTAGCGTATCTCACATAGTTACCTTTAAGTGCATAGCAATCAGAACAAACAGTATTCTTAATCAATCTTAGCTTTGAGCCAGTTTTGCACTCCTCTGCGGGGATTGAATAAGAAATCGTTGGCATCTTACTGGTTACAGTCCATCCACCAACTATCTCTTTGGCTGACTTTAGCGTATTGATAGCCATTAGATTGTTTTGTATATCCATACTTACTCCTTCCTAGTTAAAAAGAGTAAAGGCTACGATCAGGCAGCCCTTAGTTTTTCTAACTACTTCTTAACGATGTAATTACCTTGCTTATCCTTGTAATCCATCTTCATAGTTGTTGCAAAAATCCACATACCAGCTAATCCAATAACTAAGATTGTGAATACCAAAAACATAATAACAGTATCTAACATATTAAACACCCTCCAATAATTGTTCAGTTAAAAACACATCCGCACGTTTACCACCCGCTTTGATATAAAAAACCTTATCCAAGTTGATTGTGCGATAGTCGTTTGCAGCCACGTCAAAAACAACCCTTAAATTGGGCTTATCCTCTGGTCGATACGATAATTGACCACCTCTTAACCATTTTTTAACACCCGTTCTACAATTCATTTTTCTAATTGAACCGTCAACCTTGTGAAATTTAACAGTAAAGAATTTTCCGCCATTGTCCTTAATAATTGACTGTATTTTTAAGCGTCTATTCAAAACGCGGTAGGTTTGTTTTCTATTCATATTTTCCTTTTTATTAGTTAATAAGATTCTCGGAACGTGTTCCGAAAACAGAAACGAGAATACCTCGATTCATAGATATATTATCTCATTTTTGAGAGATAAAATCAAATCGAGGGGAACGGTAGGGGTAAACAATAAAGATTGAAAATAGAGGTATTTACGGGGCTAGGCTTGTTACTTTTCAATAGGCGAAAAAAAACCCCGCATTTCTGCGGGGCTTCTTAGTTGTTTATTTAATTATTGTTTTCTTCTTCGCTTTGTCGTTTGTCATCAGCTTGAACTCGTTTCGCTCTTTGCAGAGTCTGTCGAATTCTTTGTCTGTCAAAGAAATAAACCAGTCTTCACGCTCTTTCAAAAGCTGTTTTTCTTGCGACTTCTTCGCGTCCGCTTCTGCTTTGTCTAGATCAGTTTGTTCAGCTTTGGACAATTCCTTAAACGGGTTGTCTGTATCTGGTGATTGAGTCATTTTTTTACCAGTCCCAATCAACGACATTTTCTCTGACTTCTTAATAAAGTCATTCGATTCAGCCCAATCAAAAGCCCTCGCGAATTGTTTACGTAGAACCTCTAATTTCTTGAAGTTGATATGCTCACGCTGTCCCTCTGTTTGGTTCTTTAGGCGTGTAGCATAGTCAACTATTGAATCAACACCGAACTCGTCAATTTGACCTTTTGAATCAAAACATATTTCTTCTATCTGCTTTTGAATACTCTTTCCAGTATCAACCGCACCAGTAATTGACGCGTCAAGTTGTTTGATAGACTCACCGCAATTGTCCAGACTGTCGATAGTGTCGCTGATAGTGTTCGCACTATTAACAACGTCCGACTTTTTGACGTCTTTTAGTCTGTCTTTCTCATCACGCTTAACTATATCTTTGAATGATGATGACGCTTGAACGCGTTGCTTCATTTCTTTAGTAGTCTTTTTATTAGATTGTTTAGTTTTTGTAGTCATTTGTTTTCCTCTTTTATTACGTCCGCGAAATTGCGACCGTTAAAGAGATGTTAGCACGAGTGATATTCAAATGTCAATCAAAATAATAAAACTTTGTCTATGTTTCTTATTATATGAAACGGGGCTTTATCCCTCCGAACTGAAAACAAACTCGGAACGTGTTCCGAAAATCTCGGACCGATTCCGCGACAATCCCGCCCTTTGAATATCCACAATTAAAATAGGGGTATATGCGAGGCCACCCCACCCCTTGCGTTTTTTTCACCACGAGCGAAACCTATGCACAGGTAAAATTTTATTTTTTTTGAATATTCCGCGACACACCACGACAGATTTCGGGCACAATTCGATAATCAATGCTAAATTGGGGTTGACTTTTGGTGATTTATACTATATAATATTGTGTATCTTTATAGCAAAACACTTATATAAACCTAGAATGTACTAAAGCAGTATGTCATAGTCGTAGTTAAATACAACATCATTTAGAATATGCTAGGAATAAACTAATACAATATTATTTTAGGGTATAATACTTAGATATGGCTCAAAAAGGCAAAGCAACAGCCGACTCAGAAGACGAGATTAGGCAAATAGAGAAAGAATTGGAGGAAGAAGCTAGATATGCAGTAGCTTCAGCCAAAGGAATAGTACCAGCAGACGCTGTGATTAAGATTGAACGCAAGATAGGCAGACCAACTGGTGGCTTATCCCAGCAGTCTAAGTCAGCAGGCGGCAAAAAGTCTAGAATTAAAAGAGGACAGACATACAGACCAACTGATGATGACTATTCTAAGGTAGAAGAAATGGTTACTATAGGATTAGACCAGCATACGATAGCTAAAGTTATGGGTATTTCTAATGCCACCCTAACTAAATACTATTCACACAATTTGACTGTAGGTAAAGAGAAAAGGACCGCCCGCGTGGCAGGTGTAGCCTACGAAATGGCAGTATCTGGAGAGTCTCCTAGTATGACTACGTTCTGGCTTAAGACACAAGCTGGCTGGTCTCCGAAACATCACGTTGTTGTAGAAGATAGAAACTTTGATATACAGTGGGCAACCGATGAAGCTGATATTGCAGACGCTAATAAGATATTAAGGGAAAAAGATAGCAAGATACACTAGCATCTATGCAAGAGGAGAGAAAATCTATTGTAATACCCTACACACCTAGGGATTTACAAAAACATTTACATACTAATCTAGATAGATTTAATGTAGTTGTATGTCATAGGCGATTTGGTAAGACTGTGTTTGCTATAAACCAGCTCATAAAAAGCTCTATTGAAGACATACAGACTGGTAAAAGACAACCACGATATGCGTACATAGCACCGCTATTTAAACAGGCTAAGACAGTTGCCTGGGATGAATTAAAAAGATTGTGCGGTGTGTTTCCAGAAGTAAAGTTTAACGAGGCAGAACTAAGAGCCGACTTTATGGGAGCTAGGATACAGCTCTACGGGGCAGATAATTATGACACGCTTCGCGGAATTTATTTAGACGGGGTCGTGCTCGATGAGTACGCTCAGATGAACCCTAAGATGTTCTCTGAGGTTATAAGGCCGGCACTGTCAGACAGGAAGGGGTATGCCATATTTATTGGTACACCTAAAGGGAAAAACGAATTTTATGATTTATACCACTCTGCCCCAGAGAAGAAGGGATGGGCTAGATTCTTGTATAAGGCGAGTGAAACAGGGATATTAGACGATGAAGAACTGGAACTTGCGAAACAAGATATGGCAGAGACTGAATTTGAACAAGAATACGAGTGTTCTTGGTCTGCTGCACTTAGAGGTGCGTATTATGCTAAAGAGATTGAAACTGCTTATGAA